AAGCACCGATGATTATCAGAGTATCGGGTACATCTAGGAGACCTAGAGGCCATTTTGTGATAATGGTTGGTATAACTAAGAAAGTTGGAAATGCAGGTGGAGAGATAATTGTAAGGGATTGTGGTAGCCAAAAATCGGTTAGGTCGGATAAAACATATACAGTTGGAAGGATGTTAGCTGGAGGTGAAGCGGATGCTGGTTATAACTTCGATGCAATGTATTTTACCAAATCATAAAACTAAATATTTATATAAACAATAAACAATGTATGGACACGAACAAACTATTTAAAGCAATTCAAATAATCGTTCAGGAGGAAGTAAAAAAGGAAATTTCTCTTATTAAAGAAGAAATAAGAAAAGAGGTATTAGCTGAGGTTAAAAGAATACAACCGGTTAAACAACAATCTTCTCTTAAATCATTAGTAGAGGAAAGTGCTGACCCGTTCGATTTAGCTAACAAAATCTTAAGCAGAGATAGAGAAGATAAACAATACTCTAGTAATCCTCTGTTAAATCAGGTTTTAAATGAAACCTCTATTAGACCTAATTTTTCTAGAACAGATGGGGAGTATGGTACTATTACTCCGGATATGATTGGATATGGTAATCCACAAATCGGTATGCAACAGCAATATGTTAACACATCTGCTCCAATTAGTACCGGAAACGATATATTAGATAAAGCGATAGCAAGAAGTGCTAAGGTTTTGGCGGCGAGTAAAGATAAGAATAGATAATAAACTATGGCAATTGTAATTGATAGAAAAAATACCTTAGACCTTATTGAAAACGAAAGAGTTGCAATAGGAATAACTCTTCCACTTCAAAGGGGTTCAAATGGATATTTTTCTCAATCATTTCAAACTAAAGACCAAGTTAAATCAAATATTAAAAATTTGATATTAACTAGTAAAGGGGAAAGATTGATGCAGCCTGATTTTGGTACAAATTTATATGATGTATTGTTTAGTCAAAACACAGATGATTTGGAACAAAGCATACAGGATAGTATTGAAGATGCTATATCAATTTGGATGCCTTATATTAATATTGTTGAAATATTTGTAGACCAAAATAATACAAACATTGATAGAAATATCTTTGCGGTTTCATTGAAATATCAAATTTCAGGACAACAAACCCTGGAGACAGTAACATTTAATGTTGGATAATAATGGCGTTCAAAATAACAAATAAAAAAATAGGAAGAAATAGTAGGGATATTTCCTACCTTTCTAAAGATTTTACCTCATTTAGAGATAATCTTATAGAATATTCTAAAACCTATTTCCCTAACACATATAATGATTTTAATGAAACATCACCTGGTATGATGTTCATTGAAATGGCTTCCTATATAGGAGATGTGTTGAGTTATTATACCGATTCATCATTAAGAGAGAGTTTAATTCAATATGCTGCGGAAGAAAGAAATGTATTTGCTTTGGCAAATCTTTTAGGATATAAACCAAAATCAACCTCTCCGGCAGTAACTACACTATCAGTTTATCAGTTATGTAAAGCGGATAGTGTTGGTGAATTAGATACTAGATATTTAGTAAGAATACAACAAGGATTTAGTGTATCATCTACTGCAAACTCTGATATAACGTTCAGAACAACTGAAGCATTGGATTTTAATGACCCAACTGATAGAGATATAAGTGTATATAGTATAGATGAGAGTACTAAGCTTCCTGATTATTATTTAATAAAAAAGAAAATACAAGCAATATCTGCAAATGCACAGACAATTACTCGTGTTATCGGTTCAACTGAATCATTTCAATCTATAAAATTAGATGAAACTAATATCATTACAATAGAATCTGTAACCGATGATAACGGAAATAAGTGGTATGAAGTTCCATATTTGGCACAAGAAACGATTTATATAGATTACCCAAATGTAGAACAAAACGACCCAGATTTGTATCAATTTAAAGATACAGTTCCGTATCTTTTGAAATTACTGAAAACTAGTAGAAGATTTGTAACAAAGGTAAATGATGATTTCACTACTTCAATTCATTTTGGTGGAGGGGATAGTTCATTATCAGATGAGTTACTTATACCTAATATTAAGAATGTTGGGCTTGGATTGAATAATTCTATAGACAGAATGGCAGAATCTTATGACCCTACGAATTTTCTTAAAACAAAAACATACGGACAATCTCCTAGTGCGGGAACTATATTAAATATAATTTATTTAACGGGTGGAGGAGTTTCTTCAAATGTACCTCAAAGTGATTTAACAACGATACAATCAATTTCGTTTGATGATGATTTGATTAATAATTTGGAATTAGATGATTCTGTTTACAATTATGTTAAAAGCTCAATAGCGGTAGAAAATGAAATACCTGCTAAAGGTGGTAGAGGATTGGAAAACATAGATGAAATAAGAGAAGCCGCGTTGGCAAACTTTGCATCACAAAATAGAGCAGTAACTGCAAAAGATTATCAAATTAGAGCATTATCAATGCCTTCTAAGTTTGGTTCTATTGCAAAAGTATTCGCTATAGGTGATAATTCTCTCAATGCAAATTCACCTGAGAGTATTTTAAATTCAACTGATAATGTTACTCAATTTGCAGAAATAACTAAAACAATAGTTCAGAAGGCTATATCAAAAGGAAATAAAGTTCCTACAACCGATGAGATTAAAACAGAAGTTAGAAATTTTGTACAAAAAACAACACAAAATGCGGAACAAATTAATCCTTTTGCAATAAATTTATATACCCTTGGATATGATACTAACGGTAATCTAACTACTCTAAATAGAGCTGTAAAGCAAAACTTAAAAACATATATCAATGAATACAGAATGTTGACGGATGGAGTTAACATCATAGATGGTTTTATTATTAACGTAGGTGTGAACTTTGATGTAACGGTTTACAAAAATTTTAATAGTAGAGAAGTAGTTCTTACTTGTATCGAAGAAATAAAAGAATTTTTCAATATAGCTAACTGGCAATTTAACCAAACCATAAATCTTTCCGATATAGAATTGGTTATTGCTATGGTTGAAGGAGTTGCATCAGTTCAAAAAGTTGAAATTGTAAATAAGTGTGGAGGGATATACGCTAGAAATAGTTACGATATAAACTCAGCTACAAAAAATAAGATAATTTATCCATCGTTGGACCCATCTATATTTGAAGTTAAGTTTCCTGATAAAGATATTAAAGGAAGAGCAATATAATGATATACTTTGTAACCGCATCAAAAGATGCATCTGTTTATAGTTTAACTCCTACGAAAAATACGGGGTTAGATGAGATATTAACTATATCAAAGCATTATAATAGATTTGAAGAAAGAGATAATGCTAGAACTTTTATTCATTTTGATATAGATAATATACCATCTTATGTAACCGCATCAAATGTTGAATTACACTTATCACTTGCTCAACCAGAAGAGTTAGCGGGTTCATATACTCTATATGGGTATCCGGTAACAGAAAGTTGGGAAATGGGTAGAGGAACTTGGCCGGAGACCATAAACACCGATGGTATAAATTGGGAAATTCAAACTGGGGTTGATTTTACAACCGAAGTATCTCAATCTTTTACTTATTTTGGTGGAGATGTTAATATGAATATTAAACCTATCTATGATTATTGGACAGGTTCTACAAATTATGGAATAAGATTATCCCATACATCTTCTATAGAAGAATCTGGATTGGAATACGGTGTGTTAAAATTTTATTCCAAAGAAACAAACACTTTCCTACAACCTTTGATGAAACTTCAATGGGATGATTCTATATTTACAACAGGTTCATTATTACCATTAAGCGATTCGCAGATAATAATAAGAAGTAAAGAATTGAGAGATTCATATAATGAGGGTAATAAAATAAAGATAAAAGTTATAGGTAGGGGTTTATATCCAACTAAAACTTTTACAAACACCTTTACCTACAATGACATTAAATACCTACCTCAAACTTCATATTATGCAGTGAGAGAAGAGATAACTAAAAGAGTGATAGTAGATTTTTCAGAATATACAAAAATAAGCTGTAATTCCGATGGAAACTTTATTGTAATGGATACATCAAATTTTCCTACAAATAGAGTTTACAGATTATTATTTAAAGTAGTAAGAGACGGTATAAGTGAATTTATTGATGATGATTTAACATTTATAATTAAGTAATGGAGTTTGA